AGATTAGACAATCTATCTATGTCAGTAACATCAGGTGGTGTTGACAACATGGAAAATTACAAGTATATAATAGGACAAATAAATGCCTACGAGGCAACACTACAGGAAATCTCTAACCTGCTAGAAGATAAGGAGCAAAATGAAGGAACAGTCATCAATATTAACACCAAACAATAAACTTGTTGGTGTAAAATCTACAGAAGAAGAACCAAAATTACCAAAACCAACTGGGTGGAGGCTTTTAGTTTTACCATTTAAAATGAATGAAAAAACTAAAGGTGGATTACATTTAGCTGAAACTACTTTAGAGAAACAACAAGTTGGATCTCAAGTAGGTTTAGTTATGGCTATGGGCCCACAATGTTATAAGGATAAGGAGAGATATCCTGAAGGTCCGTGGTGCAAGGAGAAAGATTGGGTTATGTTTGCACGATATGCAGGTAGCCGAATCAAAATAGATGGTGGGGAAATGCGTCTGCTAAACGACGATGAAGTGTTAGCAACAATTGATAGTCCAGAAGACATATTGCATGAGTTTTAATCATAGGAAGGAGTAAACTATGCCAGACGAAGAAAACAAAACAGTAGATATCGATACATCAGGACCTGATGCAGAGGTAGTTATTGAAGAACCAAAAGATGAGTCCGTTGTAGAAACGGAAAATACAGAAACAGAAAACAAAGAACAAGAAACAGATAAATCATTTGAAAATGAAAGAGAAACAAAATTAGAAGAAGGTGGACAAGTAAAAGAAGAAAAAGAAAAAAAGGACGATGAACAATTAGAAGATTATAGTAAAGGAGTTCAATCTCGTATCGCTAAACTAACTCGTAAAATGAGAGAAGCAGAGCGAAGAGAAAAAGCTGCTTTAGAATATGCAAAAGCCGTTGAAGCAAAAAGACAAACTGTTGAAACTAAATTTACAAAAGTTAATGAAGATTATGTTAAACAGTTTGAAACTAGAGTTAAAACAGGTTTAGATTCTGCTCAAAAAGAATTAGCTTCAGCTATTGAAAATGCTGACGCTGCTTCTCAAATTGAGGCACAGAAAAAAATCGCTGCTTTATCTATTGATGAAGCTAGACTCAATGCTTTAAAGGAACAACAAACAAACACAACAACTAAAGAAGAGCCTGCACCAACGTTATCGGCTGCAGATCCTCTTTCTGATAGTGCACAAAAACCTTTGCCTGCACCAGATCCTAGAGCGGAAGATTGGGCTAGTAATAATTCTTGGTTTGGTAAAGACCGAGCAATGACTTACACTGCCTTTGAAATCCATAAAGATTTGACTGAAAAGGAAGGTTTTGATCCTCAAACTGATGAATATTATGCGGAGGTCGACAAAAGAATTAGACTTGAATTCCCGCAGAAATTTGATACAAAGGAATCACAAACGTCAAAACCGACGCAAAATGTTGCTTCTGTCAACCGATCTACAACTAGACAAGGCAGAAAAACTGTGAGACTCACTTCATCACAAGTCGCAATAGCGAAAAAATTAGGAGTGCCACTTGAAGAATACGCAAAACAAATTAAACTCACGGAAGGAGCGTAAAATGGAAAAAGATAACAATACTTCTCGTGCGAATTCAACTAGGTCTAAAACTGAAAGACCAAAAGTTTGGGTTCCACCATCTTCTCTAGATGCACCCCCTGCACCTGATGGATTCAGGTATAGATGGATAAGAGCAGAAAGTGTAGGCTTTCAGGACACTAAAAACATATCCGGACGATTAAGAGAAGGATACGAATTAGTGAGGGCTGAAGAAGTCGAAAACTCATCTGACTATCCCGTACTTGATGAAGGTAAATACAAGGGAGTGATTGGGGTAGGTGGCCTTCTACTTGCGAAGGTACCGACTGAGATTGCGAAACAACGTCAAGAGTATATGACTAATCGTCATAAACAAAGAGACGAAGCGGTAAAACACGATCTTATGAAGGAGCAGGACCAGAGGATGCCTATCAATGTTGATAGACAGTCTCGTGTAACCTTCGGTGGTACGAAAAAGTAATTTTTTAAATCACTGAATTTATAAACCGTACTGGAGGCCCTTCGGGGCAGGTACATAAGGAGAAACAACTATGGCAAATAGAAACACACAAGGTTTTGGTTTGATCCCTGCAGGAACTCTTGGCTCAACGCCAGCGACTTCTGGTCAAGGCAAATACAAAATCGATGCGGGTTATGCAACTACTATATTTCATGGTGGTGCTGTTGCTTCTGCTGCTGGTTACATTGTTGATGGACAAACAACTGATGCACCTGTTTTAGGTGTATTAAATGGAATATTCTATAACGCGGCTACAACTTTAAAGCCAACGTTTGCGAATCATTACGTTCAAGTAACACCAGCAAACTCAGAAGATATCGATGCATTTGTATTCGATAACCCACAACAACAATATGTAGTAGCAACTGATGATGCAGTAGCACAATCTGGATATTTAGAAACGTATGATATGAATACATCTGCTGGTAGTACAACTACTGGTATGTCTTCAGCTACATTAGATATCGGAGATACAAGTGCTGATGCAGCTTCATGGAGATTATTAAGATCTGCTGAAGATCCTGAAAACGACACTAATGCGGCTTTCAGATCTGTAGTAGTAGTTGCTAATCTAATTGAGCTACAATCGTAAAGCTAGAATAGGAGAACAAAAATGGCAATATCACGATCACAACTAGTTAAAGAACTAGAGCCAGGTTTGAACGCACTGTTCGGCTTGGAATATAAAAGGTATGAAAATCAGCATGCTGAAATTTATACTAACGAAAACAGTGACAGAGCTTTTGAAGAAGAAGTTATGTTATCTGGATTCGGAAACGCACAAGTAAAAGGTGAAGGTTCAGGTGTATCATTTGATGAAGCACAAGAAACTTTCACTGCTCGTTACACTCACGAGACAGTAGCTTTAGCGTTCGCAATCACTGAAGAAGCGATTGAGGACAATTTGTATGACAGACTTGCGTCTAGATATACAAAAGCTTTAGCAAGATCTATGTCGAATGCGAAACAAGTTAAAGCTGTTGAACCATTAATTAATGGTTTCGGAGGTGGTTTCACTTCTGGTGACGGTGCTAACTTATTTAGTACATCACACTCGACTGTATCAGGGTCTTTCCAAAATACTCTGACTACACAAGCAGATCTTAACGAAACTTCGTTAGAGCAATCTTTGATCGACATCGGTCAAATGACTGACGAAAGAGGTCTAAGAGTTGCAGCAAGAGGAGTAAAAATGATTATTCCTTCTGAGCTTCAGTTTACTGCTGAAAGACTTATGAAGTCTCAAGGTAGAACTGGAACAGCTGATAACGATATCAATGCTATCGTATCTATGGGTATGATTCCTCAAGGTTATAGAGTGAACAACTACCTAACTGATACAGATGCATTCTTTATCTTAACAGACGTACCTAATGGTATGAAAATGTTCACAAGAGCTCCATTGACAACTGCAATGGAAGGTGACTTCGATACTGGAAACGTAAGATACAAAGCTAGAGAAAGATACTCATTTGGTGTATCTGACCCTAGAGGTATTTTCGGTGTATCCGGAGCTGCTTAATAGCTAATTTTTTGTGGCGGGACATAGTCTCGCCACAATCATAAAATAAACGGTGAGATTCATGAAAAAATTTATAGTAAATATTTGGGCGTACGATCATCATGCAAAATTTGATGTGTTGTCCCTAGATAACCCACAATCCTTAGAAGATGCAATCCTTGACAAACTTGGAGAAAATGTTATAAAGTGGGAAAACCTTGGAAATAGTTATAATGACAAGGTAAATAGAATAACCTATGAGGAGGTTATAGATGATACAAGACCTATACAAACAAAAAAGGTCCTTGGAGTTGAAGTGGGAACAGGAGTATCTGGGTAATAATAGGTATACTCTTGAAATGGTCAGAATTGATGACAAAGTAAAAGAAGTCATCACAAAGATCAAGCTGGAAGAAGCAGCTATTGCCCATAGACAGAATTCTGTCGAAGGTGCAGCTCCACAAGTTTCAGTAGCTACTTAATAAAAAGCTACATCGTTGAATAAATTCAATTCACATTACAGGCTCTCTTGCACTCTACTAAAATCTAGTATATAGTTTCGTCACTATACAATTTAATTAGAATACTGACGAGTATAGTCGACGGCCTAGAGACAGTATTCGGAAAACTAGGAGGATAATTATGGCAAAAACTACATTTTCGGGACCGGTAATATCTCAAAAAGGATTTATTAATCTTGGACCGAGCATGACAGTAAGCTTAACAGCTGATACAACTTTAAATGTTAAAGACCACGCTGGTAAGATTTTACTTACAAATGATGCTGATGGTAAATTCACTTTACCAAGTATCAAAACTACAGCAGACGGAGCTTCAGCTGGACCAGACGCAGATCCAAACAACGTTGGATTTGGTAATTCTACACAAAATAATATTGGTGCAACTTTTCATTTTTATGTTGAAACAGCTGCAACTGATATGGACATTTTAACTGATGGTACTGACAAATTTAAAGGTGGTATCATGATAGCTGTAGATGATGGTTCTAAAAAAGCTTTCATTCCAGGTGCAACAAATGATGTTATAACTATGAATGGTTCTACAAAAGGTGGAATCGTTGGTAGTGTGGTATCTATCACAGCGATTGATACTGCTACATACTTAGTCCACAATTCTTTATTGCTTGGA